GTATTAACTCCTGTAACTGCTGAACTAATTCCTGCTACTGTGCTTACTGCACCGCTAATTCCTGCTACTGTAGTTAAGTTAGCTTTGTCTGAAGTTGATAACCAAGTATTTTCTAAATAAGTTTTATTAACTGCATCATTATTATTTACTGGGTTAGCTACGTTAGTAATTCTTTTATTTAAAGCGTCCCACTGATCTGTCGCCGTACTAAGACTAATATTGTTATCAGTAATATCAATGGCTTCTTGTGCCATATAGAAACTTTGATTTCCGTCTTGGTCAAGAGTAGCTTCTGTCAATGTAGACCCGTCTTGGTAATCTACTAATCGTGTAGTTCTACTTGAACTTCTAGTAAATTTAATAACTACACTAGCAGAAGGTGCTATTGTAAAAGTAATAGTTGAAGAAGTAGTAAAACTGTAATCTGTGTTTAAAGTTTTAGTTACACCATCTAAAGTAACAACAACGTGTGCTTGTTCAATGTAAGGGAAAGTAACACTGTAATTTAATGTGCTTCCGTCTCCCGTATATGTATTTATTGCGTATGACATACTTTAATATAAACTCCTTGTTCCTTGATCTGGTAATCCAGAATTATCTCTTATGTAATTTAGTAATTGGTTAATTCCATATAAGTTTTGATATGGAAGCATTCTCATTATTCTATTTAAATCTTGTTTAGAAAAATTGTAATCTGAATTAAACATAGTTTTTAAAAACGAACCAGCTATACTAAAAGTTTTTTCACCTAAATCGTAAGTAGGATTTCCAGTAATAAGATTCATTTCTTGTCCTGATGATCTAGTATTAAATCTATATTCAGGAGCTACTTGACCTAAAATCATATCCATAAACGGAGGCATTACAGAAGACCAGCCAGCTCTTTGAAAAGAAGCTAAAGCAATTTTAGTATAATCTCCTTGATTGCCAAATTTCTTTTTAAGGTATGCTTTCTTTTCAGTAGCACTCATACCAATAGTATTAAAATTAGATTGTGCAATATAAGAAGCACCGCCAATTAATGATGTATACATAAACATAGAAAACGTTTGGAAATCTCCCATAGCTACGTTATGTAAAAATTGTTTACTCCAAGCAGTCATAATAAACTGTCTGAATTGAGACATTGTTTTTCCCCATTTGCTGTCAGAAAAAAATCTATTAGTATCTCCAATCATATTGTATTGGACTGCTCGTTTAGTATACCTATTAACTGCAATACCAAACTTCTTAACTAAATTTTGATCTTTAAAATTAACAAAATCAAATTGTAAAACTCTACGTCCTAAACCCGTAACTTCTGTAACAACATTAGGGCTATTAAACTCTTTTGCTAATGCAATTAAATCTTGATCTGATAATCCTAAAACTCTATATCTATTTAATCTTCCTTTAGATATTTCATCTATAAACTTACCGCTTTTAGAAACATCTATTAAATCTTCTGCTAGTCTATGAACAAACAATCTCATAGCTATTCTTCGTTGGTTTCTATCTATATGAATAAGTCCAGAAGCGTGTCCTGTTCCTTTTTCTAAAGTGTTAGTAACAGCTTTGCCATACTTACCTCTAGCAGATGTATCTAATTGAGAAACACCTCTATCTAAAACGTCTATAGCTTGGAATTGTCTAAATATGAAATCGTCCCCATTAGATGATCCAATTACAGCTAAATCTTTATAAAATGTATCTTCAATTTTTCCAGCTTGTGCGTCAGAAAATAATTTTCTAAATGCAGGTATTTCATTTAATAAAACTCTAAATCCTTGTTGTGATGTAGCTACGCCATACTCAGGTAACTGTGCCACACCTACTTGGTTTAATACCCTAATAAAATTAAATCTTCTTAAATTAGCTAACCATTTATTTACACCGACTGTTGGGTCGCCTGATTCAGTAGATCGTCCCATAAGATTATTAAAGAAACTGTCAATTGTATCTTTTTCTTCTTGGGCAATAAATTTACCGCCAGCTATTCTTTGAGCTTTGTTTTTTAATTTTTTAAATTCTGCTATAGAATCTGGATCACGATAAGATGTGTCAATATCATTAAATAATTCGTTTTTGTATTTTAACCATTCATTTCTACTTTTGATACCTAATCTATCTGATAATGAATACCAGCCAGCCATTTCATTAGTGTATGAATGCCACAATAAATCTACATCATTTTCAAAAAGTTCATCTAAACGTACTTTTTGACCGTTAATAGTTGTTTCAAAGTTTTCGTTTAATCTAATTCTTTGTTTAAATCTTCCCGAAGTTAAAACACTAATTTGATTTTTTAAACCATCAAATAAAGTATCTCTTTGTTCTGGTGTTAAATTAGAAAATACATCATCAATGTATTCTCTTAACATCTCAGGGTTTTTAATTCTTATAAGCTGTTCAATATCAAAACCACCCATACGACTATTGTATTTAGCCGCTTTCACTATCACCCTAGCTAATGCTCTAGCTTTAGTAATAGATATTTGTTTATTACCATCAGGTGTTTTAACTTTTGCTTTTTCAGCTTTAGCAATTGGGTTATCTAATCTATTTAATAATGGTTGTTGATTAGCAATAGCTTGGGTAATTAAATCTTCTACACCTTCTTCCCCAAGTCTTTTTTCTAATTGTTGAAAACTCTCTAAACTTATTTTTCTTGGTACATAAAATCTACCAGTGTCTTGTGCTAAATCTTCTGCACCCTCAACTCCAGCTTCTTTTAATAATTTAGCCCATAGTTGAAAACCGTCTGCATAAGCATTTGCCGCTTTAACTAAATGTGGATCTCTTAATAATGCTTGTTCTCCAGCACTTAATTTAAATTTCTTTTCTTGTCTACTAAGAGCAATAATTACTCTCTTAGTGTCGTGCATAAATTGTGTTTTAAGACCAAATTGAAAGAAACCTTTTACTGAACCGTAGCCTCTTGCTTTTAAATATCCTTTCATAGCGTCGCCTACATTAGTGTAGACTGTACTATGAGCTTGCATAACAACTTGATCTCTAGCCATTTCAACAGTTGTGTCTTGAACTGCGGCTTTACCAGTTTTTACATCTTTGTAACCAACGGGTTCTTCTAATGATTTAAAATTAAATAACCTAACTTTTTTAGATATTGATGAACCTAAAGTTCCAGATCTGTTTGCACTAAATAAACCAAATGCAAAAGGTAAGTTTCTTAATTTAGGAAAAAACAATTCAACGTTATCAATTAACGAAGTATCATTTAAATCATTAATAAGTTTTTTATTTTCTAAAGAATGTTTAGTGTTTTTAAATATAGTTTTATTAGCTTTGTCAGTAGGTTTTAATCCATTTTCAATTAAATCCTGTTTTTGAGTTGCTCTAGCAACATTCTTTAGATGTTTTGCGGTAAGGGCGGATATGCCCCCTCCAAGAGTACCACCTAAAGCTGAGGCGATAAGCACGTCATTTAAGCCCATTGTAGGGTTGTTAGCCACTATTGGAGAATACAAAGCCCCTTCCAAAGTACCATAAGCTAAACCTTTTTTAAGAAATTCTTGTCTTCTTGTTAGACCAGTTAAAAACTGACCACCTTTCATTACTTTATTTAAAGCCCCATATCCTAATAAATTTACAGGATCCAAAATAAAAGTACCGAATTGTAATGCTATACCTTTCCAACCTAATGAAGCTAATAGTTCTGTATTTTTTTGATGGTTAGACGCTTTCTCCGCAAGATATTTTAAATGATCACTATTTAATGCACCAACTAAACTATCTGCAAATTCATCATTTAAATTATATTGTTTAATTACAGCGTCAAATTCTTCTTTATTATTATCCCAACTAAACCCATCTTGTTGCATAAAAGTTGGAGTCGCAAATAATTCCCAAGCATTTGCAAATATAGTGTTCTCTTGAATTGTAGCTTTTAATATTTCAGGAACAGTTCTTCCTTCTTCAATAAATTTTTGTAATTCACTAGCGTTGTATGCTTGATCTAAAAACAAACCACGACTTACATCAGGTTCTTCTGACCATAAGTATTTTTGTTTAGTAATATCTATAGGTGTAAACTTTCTTTTTTCTTCAGCTTCCTGAGCTGTGTTTTCCATAATAGTACCATCAGGCATTTGATGGGTACCCTCTTTATCTAAAGGAATTTTTTTTTCTGATTCTAATAAATCTGCTTCTTTATTTCTTCTAGTTGGAAACTGATCTCCAAAGTTTCTTAAATTATTTAAAACAGCATTCCAATCACCACTTGCCGCTTGTTTTATAAAATTCATATCAGAACCATCTTTTCTTTTAAATCCAGTTCCGTGTTGAAATCCTACAGAAGTTAAAACTGTTTGTTGTGCTGGAGTAAGTTCTTCAAATGGTTTTACAGGATTGTGAGAGTTATAAGTTTTTATAACTTGATCAGAATACCAATTATGACTAGCTTGATCTATTTCTTTAACTTGCTCATCATTTAGTTCAAAACCTTTAGATGCTTCTTCTGCATCTGCACCAGACATTCCAAAGAATTGAGATAAGATATTTGTAGTATCTTCAGAGATACCCATTTCAGAAAGCATATTTACATCTTTCTCTTTTAAATCAAAACCCGTTGCTACTGTAACACCTGAGTTTTCACTTGGTACATAAGCTTTCTTTACGCCTTTACCTTCAAGTTCTGAAATAAAATCCCAATTTATATTTGCCATAACATTTAAAATTTAAATAATTCTCCTTGTCCTAAGTTTCCTTCACTAACTCCCATCGATTCTAACTCTCTTAATCTTTTTTGTTTTTTTCTAAATTCAGCGTCTTTCTTCATTCTTAAATTGTTATTAATTTCTCTTTGTTTAGCTTCTTTTTCTTCAATTCTTTGTTTAACAAGACCAATAGGAACTTCTAACCAAACTGTTTGTCCGTTTTTGTATTCTACTGTTGCAGGTACATCTAATAATGTTCCATCAGATTCTTTGAAATATAAAGTGTCACGAGTATCGTCGACTATTAATTCATAATTATTTAAATCTACGCTATCAATTTTAGTTCCTAAATATGAACCTGCGTCAATGTTTGTTTCATCTAAAGAAAATCCTACTAAATCAACTTCTTGAATAATTTCCTTATCAACGTTTAATTTTTCTTTAAGTAATTCTATAGCAGATATTTTAAAAGTATCGTATTTATCTGGTGTTGTGCCTAATTGATTAATTTTAAATTTACTTACCCATCTACCATTAATATTTGAATAATGTTTATCAATAAAATCTTTAGTTTGATTTATATAATCATCATTATCAACATCAGTATTAATATTTTTAAAATACTGTGCCACCATATAAAATAATTCTTGGTTTGGTGCATAAGCCATATTACCCGAAGCTGTTTGTAGTGATTTTTTATCTTCTGAAGTTAATTGAGAAACTTGTTTAGTAATTGTATTTGCTGTTCCAAGTTCTCTTACAATATCTCTTGGATCTTGCCCTGCTTTACTTTTAACGTTAGCAACATAAAATAAATATTTATTCTTATCGTTTTCTTTAAAATAAATACCAGTAATACCAGCTTTATCTAAAGCGGTATAAACTTCTAAAGCAAGTTTGTTATCTTCTGTATATTGACCAGTAACAGGTTTAGTTAATAAATCTTCAATTTGTTTAATAGGCTCATTCTTTTGCATACCCGTCATTAAAGACATAGTAGTTGATAAGAAAGCGTCAGCATTAGACATACCTTGTGATTTTCTAATTCTGTATTCTTTATCAAAAATATCTGAACCTAATTCAGTTCTATCTGTTTTAGGTAATGAAGCTACGTTCCCATTAAACCAATTAGCAGTGTCTACGTTTAATTTTATTGCTTCATTTAATTTTTCAACTAACTTACTTACTCTATCTTGAAATTTAGGATTGTTTATAATAGCTGGAGATCCGTCGGGTCTATTTGTAGTTAATAGACTAATATATTCAGCGGCAAACCTACCATCTAATGTAGCGTGCAGTTCAGCTTCACTTAATACAACTTCATCATAATCAGCTAAAGATAACGCAGGGTTTCTATTTTCTTTAAGATTATAGAACATATCTACAAATGTTTTAGACATATTCTCTTGAAAGAATTTAGCTTTTTTTTCTTTGTAATCTTTACCTAACGTTTCGATAGGGTTAGCATTGTAAAAAGCAATTTCTAATTGTTCTTCAACTTTTGTAGGTAAATTTTGTAAAGATAAAGAAGCATTGCCAATTACTTTATATTGTAATTGTTCTTGTTGTTTTTCAAATTCTTTAACGTTTAACCATCTTCTTAATTCTGCTGTACCTTCATTATAAGCTGACGCAAAAAATTCGTCTCCTTCTTTATCGGATAAGTATCCTTGACTAAGCTCGTTGTAGTGACCTTGCCAATTATAATTATTTTCATATCTTCTTGAAGCGTACTGATCTTTAAAATCTTGAACAAAATTATCTACTGAATTAATTGCATATTGTTTGTATGCACCATATCTAGCCCAGCCATTGTAAATATCAGGAAATCCGCTTTTATGTGCCTGACGTGCTTGATCTAAAGTCATACCATTAATCTGTGCTTGACCTTGTTCAAACGATTGTTTTGCTTCTTGTTTTAATTGTTTGTCAGCAAGTTGTTTTATTGTTGGGTTGATAGCCGCAAGAGTATCAGCTAATGCTTGAAATCTATCTTTACCTACTATGTTTTCTGATCCAACATCTAAAATAGGTTTTGTTACTGGTGCATTTTCTAAATTTATATTTACACCTATATCCGTATTAATC